GTTTAACCGTGGGTAATTTTTATTTATTTATGAACAAGAGTTCATAAGCAAAAAAGCAGTAAAGGACCGGTCAAAAGACCGGAAAGAGGTAGTTATTATGAAACATTTTGCGATCTGCTATAAGAGTACAGAAGGAAACTGGTTTGTTTTAATAAAAAAACAAAAATCATACAAAGTTGACAAATTTTATTTTAATTTTTGTCGAATTTGTATGATTTCTGTTTGATAAAATTGTATATTATGCGAATTGAAAAAAGTAATAGGATTGTGCTAAAATAGAAAATACACCGATGTGGCACAAAAATGGCGATTGTGAGCCAGATATGTTACCACCGAAACCTTAAAACGGTAGTATTTTTGGAAGGTTGGATAAAATGAGTAAGTACAAAGTAGGAGACAAGGTTAGAATCGTTTCTGAATGGGGCAAAGGTTGCCGACAGAACAGTGACGGAAAAATGGACAAATGGCTTGGAAAAACCATGACAATCCGTAAAATTACAGCGTATGACTATTATCTTATGGAAGAAGATAAGACGGAGCGTGACGGAATTGGATGGTGTTGGTTTGATGCTTGCATTGCTGGACTTGCAAACAAGTTTAACGACAATACAAAGAAAATCGTTATCACAACAGACGGGAAAACGACGACCGCAAAAATGTATGATGGGAAAAGCTGCATCAAAGTTTCCGAAGCCCGTTGCTGTCCGTCTGATGCGTTCGATTTTCAGACCGGAGCAAAAATCGCATTTAATAGGCTTTTTGGAGAACCGAAGAACGAATTCGACTGGGATGCGTTCAAGAGCCATAAATTGGCTGTTGCTGTAACACGTGAAACCATTAAAAGTTTTCTTTCAGAAGCTGAAAATCACGGGTGTGTATGGATAAGTGGACTAAAGCCAACAAAATGGAATCCGGCAGAAGAATATGAATTAGAAAAAACTTATCTGTACGGGATTAAAAACACTGACATTTTTGGTACATTCGGTTGGCGTACTGTAAGACCATACGAAAGGATTAATGTTATAGAATGGTAAAACTATATCCACACCAAAAACAGGCACTTGAACAAACCGAAAGTTTTGACAGATGTGCCTATTATTTGGACATGGGACTCGGTAAAACCTTTGTTGGTTCTGAAAAAATGCATATGCTTGGTGCAAGGGTTAATCTGGTAGTTTGCCAAAAATCCAAAGTGCAAGACTGGGTGGAGCATTTCATAGAAAATTATCGTGAAGAATACAACGTTTGTAATTTGGCAGGTCATACTTTTTGGAAAAATGGCGGAATAAAAACCGCTATTGGCTACATTGGCGTTTCATGGGACAAAGTTGTTTTTATTATCAATTATGACCTAATTTTCCGCCGTCCAGAATTGGAACAGCTAAAGAATTTCACTTTAATGCTTGACGAATCATCACTCATTCAAAACGAAATGTCAAAGCGTTCGAGGTTCATTCTTAAAAAGCTACACCCTGAAAACGTGATTCTGCTATCTGGTACACCTACGGGCGGAAAATATGAAAAGCTATGGTCGCAGTGTAGGTTATTGGGTTGGAACATATCAAAAGAAGCGTTCTGGAATAATTATGTAAAATTCCATTTTGATATTGGAAACGGTTTTCCGATGCGTATTGTGGACGGATACAAAAATATTGACAGATTGAAAACAAAGCTAAAAGAGCACGGAGCGGTGTTCATGAAATCGGAAGATGTTTTTGACCTACCACAGCAAATTGATAATACCATATGGATGCCTACGACAAAAGAATACAGAAAATTCAGAAAAGACGCAATTGTTTCATATTCCGGACAAGAATTTGTCGGTGATACGACACTTACAAAAATGTTATATGAAAGAATGCTATGTGGATTCGCAAATAAAGAAAAGCTATCAGCATTCAAAGACTTGTTGCAATCTACGGACGACAGATTGATAGTTTTCTATAATTTTGTGAATGAACTAACCGCATTAACTGAAATTCTGATCCAGAATGAAAGACCGTTTTCCGTTGTGAATGGGGAAACAAAAGACCTTGCAGCATACGAAAACGAAGAAAATTCCGTCACGCTTATCCAGTATCAAGCCGGATCAATGGGGTTGAATTTACAGAAAGCAAATAAAATCGTGTATTTCACACCTCCACTATCAGGCGAATTATTTGAACAATCGAAAAAGAGAACGCACAGAATAGGGCAAGAAAGAACCTGTTTCTACTACTATTTGACGTGCAGAAATTCGATTGAAACAAAAATTTACGATACCTTGAAAACGCGTCGTGATTATACCGAAAAGCTATTTGAAAGGGGGTGATTTTATTCCGGCTGAAAAGACGTTTGAAAACAAAATCAAAAAGTTTCTTGAAAGCGAAGGGGCTTATTTTGTAAAGTTTTTTGCTAATAGTTATACGAAGTCCGGGGTACCAGATATTTTGGCTTGCATCAATGGTTATTTTGTAGGAGTTGAGGTTAAAGCACAAAATGGAAAACCATCCGAATTGCAACTTTACAACGTTGAAAAAATTCGGGAAGCTGGCGGTTTTGCTATGGTCCTCTACCCGTCCGCATTTCAGAAATTTAAAGATTTTGTAAAAGGTCTGAAAGAAGAACGTTACACACATAATTCAGAAAGGATTTGGAAATGAATGCAAATAAACTTTTAACGCTTTTGCATGATGAGTGTAAGAACCATGAAGACTGTTCCGACTGCACATTTTATTCGCAAGAAGATTACGGTACGAAGTGCAGAATCGCAAATCTTACAGATGGTTTGAACCCGTTGGATATTAGACTTTCTGGGGAATGCTCTAAATCAAAAACAGATTCTGGCATAACGATCAACGTTAAAAATGTTTACGTTTGTGAAAGGAAAAACGATAACTAATGTTTACGGTGAATTGATATGCAATTGAGTTATAGCAGAATTTCAACTTATGAAAAATGCCCGTATCAATTTAAACTCCACTATCTGGACGGATTGCAAACGATTTTTAATTGTGATCCGCAAAATGCACTTGTTTTGGGACACGCCCTGCATACGGGCATAGAAAAAGACGTACAAGCAGCTATTTCTGAATATTGTTCGGCGTACCCTGTTATTCGTGACGCACACGTCACGGAAGCAATGAAACTTGAATATCTGATTCCAAAAGTGAAAGCACTGTTGCCAGACGGGGAACATGAAGTAAAAATTGAAACGCCTGATTTTTTAGGTTTTATTGATTTGCTTGTACCTGTCGAGGACATTTGCGGAAGTTGTGAATATATGGAAGAATGCTGTAGCGTTTCTTGTGGAGAAAAATGCCAGTTTAATAGTCAAGAGTACTACGATATTTACGATTTCAAGTATTCCAACAACGTAAAAAGTTATATGGAATCGGCACAGCTGCACTTATACAAATATTTTTTTGAACTCACTAATCCGGGTAAACGGATAAGAAACCTATACTTCGTTTTCATTCCAAAATGCAATTTGAAAATGAAGTATAAAAACAAGACCAATCCACGAGATGAAACCATTTGCGAATTTCGGAAACGCTGCATGGCTGATCTGGAAGCAAAAAAAATCATAATCAATAAAGTTGATTATGAACCAAACAAAGTTATTGATTATCTGATTTCAGCAAAGCACTGTATTGAAGAAACGGAATATTCAAAAAATGAAAATCGTTTGTGTGATTGGTGCGAATATCAATTATACTGCCAGAAAGGACAAGAATATATGATTTTGCCAGAAAACCATAAACGGGAAAAGACCGTTATCATGAATCCGGATATGTGGATTTATGGCGACTCCTATGTTGGAAAATCGGTCTTTGTTGACCAGATTGAAAACTTGCTTTTCTTGAACACGGACGGAAACACGGAAAACACGACATCTCCGGTTATTAGAATCAGAGATACGTCCGAAAAATCAGGACGCATGACAAACACAAAGATGGCATGGGAAAACTTTCTTGACGTTATCAGCGAACTGGAAAAGAAAGAGAACACGTTTGAAACGGTAGCCATTGACCTTATAGAAGACCTGTATGAGCATTGTCGGCTTTATACATACAAGAAACTCGGTATTGAGCATGAACAGGATGCAGGATTCGGAAAAGGATGGGACATGGTTCGCACTGGATTTTTGTCCGCTATCAAAAGGCTGAAAAATTTGGGATACAGAATTATTTATATCTCAAAGGAAATTGCAACAGAAGTCAATTTAAAGGGCGGTGGAAAAATCACAACGTACTCGCCTAATATTCCTGATAAGGTGGCAAATGTGCTTGCAGGCACTGTCACATTGACAGTTAGGGCGTTTATGAACAATAGAGGTCGTTTTTTGCAGCTTGAAAAGACAGAAAGTGTTTTCGGTGGCGGTCGTTTCAATTTTGTGCACGATAATTGCAAATTGGATATGAAAGAATTTGTAAAAGAACTGAAACTGGCACAGGGGGAAAAGGCTGTTGAAAAACCTGTTGAAAATGTTGAAAGTCAAATTGACGATGCAGAAAATAAGGAAACTACAGCGGAAACAGAAACGCCTACAACAGAAAGTGAAATCACTGCAATGGAAAACACGGACGCAGCTGGACAAGATGCAGAAAAACCAAAAAGAAAAACCAGAAAAAAACGGGAGGAATAATAAATGAATTGGGAAGAATTTGACAAGCAAGTAGACCTTGAGGGACTGAAAGAAGACGTTGAGAACAACACCGGAGGAAACTATGAGAAAGTACCGCATGGGCAGTATGAGGTAACTATCACAAAGATGGAACTCGGTGTGACAAAGGAAACAAACAAACCAATGGTAAAAGTACAATTCAAAATCGTTTCCGATGGAGAATACAAGGGAAAACTGATTTTCATGAATCAAGTGGTCGAACAGGGATTTCAGATCCACCTTGTAAACGATTTTCTCCGGTCGCTTGAAACGGATATTGAAATTGATTTTGAAAGCTATAGCCAGTACGAACAGCTTCTTATGGACGTACTTGAAGCAGTAAACGGAAATTTTGAATATGGATTGAAGTACAGCAAAAACGAAAAGAACGAAAAATTTGACGTATTTGAAATCACAGATATTTTTGAACTGGAAAAATAAAATCATTCGTAGATGATTTTATTCATCGGGAACGCCGTCAAAGTATGGCGATAACGGGGACGGCAGACAAAAGGGCGTGGTTTCCCTTATATGGTGAAAAAATGAGCAGCACAAATAGAAGTGAAGCAAGAAAAGAACATATCAGCGATTATTATATAACACCGCAAAAGCAAATAGAATTGTTTTTGAAAGAGTTTGAAAAGGATTGCGATGTTTTCAAAAATCCAAACGTAAAGATTTTAGATCCGTGTGCAGGCGGTGACATTCAAAACGAAATGAGTTATCCGTCTGTTATACGTAGGATTTACGGTTATGAAGTCGATACAATCGATATCCGGAAAGATAGTCGTGCAAAAGTTAAATGTGATTATTTGTCTTATTCAGTATCAAAAGATTATGACGTTATAATAACTAACCCGCCATTCAACAAAGCAATAGAAATCATAAGTTCTGCATTGCAGGACGTAAAGTTTGGTGGATATGTGATCATGCTGCTACGGCTTAATTTTTTCGGTAGCAAGTCAAGATTTGATTTTTTCAAAAGAATCATGCCTAAATTCTGCTATGTGCACCATGAAAGAATGAGTTTTACACCGGACGGAAAAACAGACAGCATAGAATATTGCCACATGGTTTTCCAGAGTGGATACAAGGAAAACGTGTGCTTTTTACGGGTGATTTGATTGTTAAATTTCTATGATTTTGAGGTTTTTGAATATGATTGGTTAGTTGTAATAATAAACCCATACGAAAAGACAATAGAAAAAATACACAACGATGAAATGCTACTTGAATTATATTACGAACGGCATAAAAACGAAGTTTGGGTCGGATACAACAATAAGCATTATGACCAGTATATTATGAAAGCAACCCTATGCGGTTTCAGTCCAAAAAAAGTAAATGATTTCATTATCAAAGAAAAAAAGGACGGCTGGAGATTTTCAGATATTTTCAGAAAAATTCCAATGATAAATTTTGACGTTATGAACAAAATGGACGGCGGTCTAAAATCGTTAGAAGGGTTCATGGGAAACGACATTCGGGAAACGTCCGTTTCATTCGACATCGATAGACCATTGACACCGGAAGAAATAGAGGAAACGTTTAAATACTGCCAACATGACGTGGAGCAAACAATAGAGGTTTTCTTGAATCGTATCGACGAATTTAACACTATGATGCATTTCATAAGGCATTTTAATTTACCGTTATCAAGACTATCGAAAACAAAACCTTTACTTGCAGCGGAAATTCTGGGCGGAAATAGCAAGAAATTCAACGACGAATTTCGATTTCCGATTCTGGAATGCATCCAATTGAAAAAATACAAGCACATTGCAGATTGGTATAAAAATCCAGTCAACCACGACTATTCCAAACACCAGAAAGATGTCATGGTTGCAGGCGTACCACATACTTTCAGCTGGGGCGGTGGGCATGGTGCAATACCAAAATATCACGATACCGGCATTTTTATTATATCCGATGTGACCGCATACTATCCATCGTTACAGCAAAAATACAAGTTTGGCTATAGGATTATGAATAATCCGGAAAATTTTGAATTTATACACGGTAGTAATATCAAGTACAAACTTGCAGGGGATAAGAAAGCCCGTCAACCGTTCAAGATTATGGACAATGCAATCAGCGGACAACTAAAACAAAAAACCTCTATCATGTATGATCCAATGAGCAATAACAGCATATGCATAAACGGGCAACTGCTGCTTCTGGATTTGATTGAGCACTTAGAACCGTATGTGGATTTTGTGCAAAACAACACGGACGGTATCATTTTCAAAGTGAGAGACTATGAAAGAGATTTTGACACTATAGACGATATTGTCTATGAGTGGGAACAGCGGACTGGAATGAAAATGGAATTTGACACGTTTTTCGGGGAGATATTCCAGAAAGATGTAAACAACTATTGTTTGATAGACCACGAAACGGGTGCAGCAAAATGTAAGGGCGGTTATCTGAAAAAACTATCTGCATTGGATTATGATTTGCCTATCGTGAATAAGGCGTTGAATAACTACATGGTCCACGGCATTTCAATAGAGCAGACCGTGAATGAATGCGACAGCCTTATGGAGTTTCAAAAAATCGTGAAACTGTCAAGCAAGTATAAAAGAGCATGGCACAACGGAAAACCGCTACAGGAAAAATGCTTTAGGGTGTTTGCCAGTTTAAACGATTCCGATGGATACATAGGGAAACAAAAGACGGACGGTGCGACGATCGAGAAATTTGCAAACACACCGGATCAGTGCTTTATTTTTAACGACAGTGTAAAAGGTGTGAAAGTACCAGAAAAGCTAAACAAGAAATGGTACATAGACCTTGCAGAAAAACGATTAAAACAGTTTGGGGTAATTTGACATGGGAAATCCGGTAAAACAAATGGGAGGTAAAGTGATTGACGACACGCTTGTTATAAGGTTTTCGCATTTTGACAGTGCGCAGCGTGCTTATTGGCAGTGTGAGTGTTTGCGGTGTGGTCGTCATGTGAAAATCAGAGGTGACAATTTAAGAAAAGGAATTGGTACAAGGTGCAGCGGACACAGCTATTCAAGGGATACGTCCCGACAAAAAACAAAAAATGTTTGATTCCATTCAAAGGAAAACAAGATAGCGAATTGCAGACGCTTGAACAGGTGCGAGGGTTTCCGGAATATGCAGGAATACTTGGCAACGATGTGATTTTAATTGACGTTGACGACAAAGAACAATCTGAAAAGATGCTGCAAATTGTAAAAGATTTAAAGCTAAAATGCAGAGTTTATAAAACGTCAAAAGGTATGCACTTCTTATTCATAAATGACAAAGTGGAAACAAACAAAATAAAATGTACACTCGCCTGTGGCTTAATGAGAATTGATATCAAAATAGGCACTAAAAACAGTTATGAGGTTTTAAAGTACGACGGAAAAGAAAGAGCCGTTTTGTATGATTCCGGCGAATACGAACCGCTCCCGAAATGGATGATTCCGATAAAATCAAGCGTTGACTTTTCCAACATGGAAACAGGGGACGGCAGAAACCAGAAACTTTTCAATTATATTTTGACATTACAAGCAAATGATTTCACAAAAGAAGAAGCAAAAGAATGTATAAAAATTATTAACAAATACATTCTTTTAGATCCGCTTGACGAAAAAGAACTTGATACGATTCTGAGGGATGATGCTTTTCAAAAACCTGTTTTTTTCAACGGGAAACAATTTCTTTTTGATAAGTTCGCACGGTATCTCATAAGCAATAATCACATAGTACGCATAAACGGGCAGCTGCATATATACCGAGATGGGTTATACGTACCGGGACAGCTTGAAATAGAATCGGCAATGATTGAGGATATACCCGGCTTGAATCGTTCAAGGCGTTCTGAGGTTATGGCATACATAGAACTTCTCGCAAAGAAAAACGTAAGGCTTGCAGATGCCAGATATATAGCTTTTCAGAATGGAATTTTTGACATAGTAGAAAACAAGTTGCTTGACTTTACGCCGGATTTAGTTATCACAAACAAGATAAACTGCAATTACAATCCGGCTGCAAATAGTCCACTACTTGACAGGACACTGAACAAGATTTCATGTAATGACAGGTCGGTTAGGGAATTGCTTGAAGAAGGTGTTGGCTACTGTTTATATCGAAAATCAGAGTTAAGAAAGTGCTTTATGCTGACAGGCGAAAAGAGAAACGGAAAAAGCACATATTTAGCCATACTAAAGGAACTGTTAGGGGACGAAAACACAGCGTCCCTTGACCTAAACGATTTGGGGGAGAGGTTCTCAACTGTTTCTCTTTTCGGAAAATTGGCAAATATAGGGGACGATATTTCAGAAGATTTTATATCCAATCCGGCTATTTTTAAAAAGATAGTTTCTGGAGATTGGATAAAGGGCGAAAAGAAAGGCAAAGACGAATTCTTTTTCAAGCCTTATTGTAAGCTGTTATTTTCTGCAAATACAATCCCACGAATGAAAGACAAGTCTGGGGCGGTATTGGATAGACTTATTATAATACCGTTTGACGCTACATTTTCAGAAACTGATCCAGATTATGATCCAAACATCAAATATAAACTATTGCAGCCGGAATCGCTTGAATACCTTGCTATTTTGGGAATACAAGGTTTAAAACGGGTTTTAAGTAGAAACGCATTTACTATCCCGAAAAAGGTAGTGAAGTCAATAGAAGAATACAAAGAAGCAAACAATCCAATCGAACTATTTTTCAAAGAGATTGACAGCAGCGAGGTATACAATAAAACAACGTCAAGCGTATACACAAAATATAATGAATTTTGCCTATCAAACGGGTTTACCGCAATGTCAAAAATAGAGTTTTCAAAGCAAGTAAAAAGGCGATACAGAGCGGAAATTGTTAGCAAAACGATTTCTGGAAAAAGATATAGAATATTTGTAAAGGATGTAGAAAAATGAATTTTGGAGAAAAACTGGAATTGCTACTCGATGAACACGGCATGAAACAAAGTGAACTCGGACAGAAAATCGGTTTAACAAGCGGAAGTGTTTCAAACTGGGTAAACGGAGTTAGTATGCCTAACGCGGAAACGTTGCTAAAAATATGCAAGGTTTTTGACGTGACACCAAACGAGATGTTAGGGTTCGATGAAGCAACGCTTTATGTAAAAATTTTGGAAAATAAGGTAGAAAAGTTAAACAGTGACCTTGTTGTATGGTGTGAACAGTTGTTGTATGTTCAAGAGCAGCTTAAAAAATTGAAAGGGGAGTAAAAATGCAAGAGGGACGTCAAGTATGCAAGTATGGCGATGTGAGTGAAGACGGTTTTCCTTGTAATAGGTGCAGCTATAACCAGTTTGCCGTCAAGCAGGAAAACCGGTTTGAACCGATTGAAACGGGTGACTACACCAATCCGAATTATTACAAAGGTGAAATCGAATGTATTGACGCTATGATACAGACACAGGGGATTGGAGATGGAAACAAAAGAACGGCGTAAAGGACTTGAGAAAAGCGTTGTGGTACATGGAGAAAGCAATTGAATTGATTGAGAGGGAACAAGATGAAACTTGAAAAATTTATGTGCGAGGTAACAAAAGCACTCGTGAGAGATAAGAGGGTTATGTTTTGGGAATATGGGGATAAAGTTGTAATTTCTAACGATGGGTGTTTTGCCATGATCATACCAAAGATCCGAAACGTTTTTAACCGTGAATTTTCTAACTGTGACAAGATTCCATACGATTGGTATGCCCACAAATTGGAAGATACGTTACTATCAACAATGATTGAAAAAACAACGGTTCACATTTTTGAAACAGATAAAGGCGAAAAAATTCACGTAAACGAAAAGTATTTGAATTATTTTGATCCCCGATTTGCTGAATTTTATGGGGAACAGAAAAGCGCCGTTTTTGTTTCCGAAGATGGCGGAAAAACCCCATGTGGCATAATTATGCCGATTTGGATCGGAGAAAGGAAAAATAAAAATGGATGATTGCGAAAAGTGTATCTATTCTGCATTTGATTCCGAAAAATGCGAATCCTGTTGTGATTACTGCAATTATAGGGAATTGACACCGAACGAATACCAGAACGAAGTAGAAAGAACAATGCGGAAACCAGATAAACACGCATTGACAGAGGGCATTTTGGGGTTATGTGGAGAAGCCGGAGAAGTTGCAGACGCATTTAAGAAGGCACGGTTTCAAGGACACGAAGATCCAGACGTAGAAGAGGAATTAGGGGACGTTTTGTGGTACGTTGCTATGATTGCAAAGCTGATCGGATCTGATTTGGAGACCGTCATGTTTCGGAACATTGAAAAGCTACGGGAACGGTATCCAGACGGGTTTGAGGTTGAAAGGTCGGTAAACAGAAAATGATTAAAATTGAAAATGTTGGCGTTACAGGATGGATGACAGCTATCCGTGGTATGAGAAATAGTTGGAATTCGTGGGACGAATCTGACAGCGATTTTTGCTATAAGGCATGTGATGACATTGAATGCGAAAATTGTATGAATATTGATAACTGTCGTATTATCGGTGATAAAGACCTTGAACTTATGAAAAAACTTATAAAAGCCGGATCGAGTGAAAGGAAGTTTTTGCGGTTCATCAATGTAACGTGTGATATTGTCGCACCTTTGTATTGGTGGAAAGAGTTTGACACCTACAAAGTCGGTACTGTTCGCAATTCATGTTCGACAATGCACAAAATAGCAGCTAAAGAATTTACGCTTGATGATTTTTCGCATGAACAGCTTACGGATACGGCGATTTACGATTGTTTAGAAAATACAATCACATTTCTAAACACCGCAAGACAAATGTACATAGAAAAACAAGGGAAATCAAAGGCGGCATGGTGGCAGATGATACAGCTTCTACCGTCAAGCTATAATCAGAGGGCAACAGTGCAGCTTAATTATGAGGTGCTTATGAAAATGTATCACGAACGAAAGGCCCATAAGCTTGACGAATGGAATCATTTCTGTGCGTGGGTGAAAGCATTGCCGTACATGAGGGAGCTGTTGAACGATGGCTGAAAGAATATTTTTTCTTGAAAGAGTTTGCCCGGTATGTGGTAAAACGTTTATCTGTTATCCGGAGCACGTCTACAAAATAAAGAAAGACACCGACAACCCGAAAAAAGTATGCAGTTGGAGTTGTCAAAGAAAGTGGGAAAAAGATCATGAAGTACAGAGTTACATTAGAGATTTCAGAAGATGAGCTTGGAAAAATGGGGAAATATGAACAAATCACGCCCGTTTACAGATACGTTGCAAACTACAATGACACCAGTTTTATAAAAGAAAACTACGTTGACGGAGTAGCCGTTGGAGAATTTTACGACGCATACAGAAAGAAATTTACAAAGAACCGCATACTGCGTAAGCAAGATTTTAATACACTTGTATGCAATACTATAGGTTGTAAAAAATTTCGTAAAAAGACAGATAACAACATAAAAAAACACGTTTTTTCCAGATAATGGAATAATTTACACACTTTTTGACATTCATTTTACACACTTCTTACACAGATGAAAAGTGAAAAAGCAAAGCAAAATAGGCGTTTTTTTACGATTTACCAAGATTACCAAGATGATTTTGCAATTTTACTCAAAAATAGTGTGGGTACTTTTTCGATTTTTTTTGATAAAAGTAACCTCTATAAATATAAAAGAAATAGAAATATATCTTAGTAGTGTGTAAGTTGGTAAACTAGTATGCTAATTTGATTCGATAAAGTATTGATGGGGGGAATCGCATGGAAGAGAGTAAAATTGAAGAAATTGTAAATTTAACTGTATCGAAAATAAAGCTTGCTGGATTGATGAAAGACAATCGGCAAACGGCATTTGAAAAAACAGAGCAGGTATTGAGAAATTACAATCAATTCAAAAAAGCGTACAGTGAAGATGGAACGGCGAAAAAGTTCGTTGACATTGTGGATGGCGCATTGAAGCAGTTATATGGTGATTTGTATTGTGACATCATACCGATGATGTATTTTGAAAATCGTAGTCGTGAAAGTATTGCAGAATATTTTGACACGACGGTAACAACGATCAGCCGAAATAAAAAGAGATTGGTTGAGAAACTGAAATGTATGATTTTTGCAGATGATGTGATTCGGGAACTGTTTCTATAATTTTAGAACACCTTAAAAGCTGTTCTAAAGCGTTCTAAAGCGTTTTAGTATAATTTCATGGGTTGACGTAGAAAACGCCATACAGAGGGCGTTAGACACGTTACAGGCGATTTTATTAGCCGTGTGATATTTTCACATGGCTTTTTTCTTTTTGACATACGCTTTACGGTCTGATTATATGTAACAACCGTGTAACACGGTGTGTATTGTGAACATTCAAACAAGTTCATATAATTATATTAGAAAAGGACGTGATAACATGACAGACTACATTCAACCGGAGCTTCTGATTTTAATTCCGGTGCTTTATTTGATTGGATATGCAGTAAAAAAGACAGAACACATTCAAGATAAATTTATTCCGCTTATTTTGGGTGCTATCGGCATTGTGTTGTGTGTTGTGTACCAGATTGCAACGGGTGAATTTAACCTGTTTACAGCAATCACACAGGGTGTTTTGTGTGCAGGTGCAAGCACGTATGCAAACCAGATTTATAAACAGATGGTAAAAAGTGACGACTGAAATTGTAGTTAGTATTATCACATTGATCGGTACGCTAATAACAGTTTGGAGCGGAAACAAGCTGACCGAATGGCGTATAAAACAGCTTGAAGATAAGGTAAACAAGCATAACAACCTAGTAGAAAGGACTTTCATTATTGAAGGTCGGCTTTCTATGGATGAAGAAATGATAAAAGAAGCTGAAAAAAGACTGG